TCAATGTGCGGCATCGTTGAGCTGCGTGGCCACGATTTCCAGTGCCCTTTGCCAGCGACGCCACGCTGTCGTCCGGTCGCAGGCAAAGCGGATCGCAATGTCCCTCCAGCCGTAGCGCTTGGCCCGCATCCACACCAGATGCCGTTGCTCCACCTCGAGCCATTGCACCCAGCGCATCGTCTCCAACATCCGGTCGATAGCATCAGGACTGGGTGGCAACGGTCGGTACACCTTCTCGTCGGCAGCAAACGACTCCCACTCCTTGCGCACAAAGGCAGGCCAGCAGTTGAAGTAGCCCTGCACCCGCACGGGTGGCAGGCGGCGTCCGGTGCCGGCCGCCTCCTCGAAGCGCGCGGCCACATCCTCAATTGTCCAGTTTGTGTGTCGGTTAGCCATGACGTCGCCCTCCTGCGCCGTAGAGACGCTCGCCGATCTGGCGCACCAGTTCACGCTCCATCCAGTCGAGGCGTTCGTCATCGGGCGACACGACCAGGATGTGTTGGTCGCGCCAGCCACGTTCCTTGATGGCGTCCAGATCCGTAGCTTGGGGTAGCAGCCGACCGAGGGGGCAGCGGTATTGGGGTGTCGGAATCTTCACGTCACACCTCCTGGGTCTGGACAGCCCAGTGCAGCAAGGCAAGCGCATCAGCTTCGTTGTCATCGGCCGGAGCGTGGCCGCGCGCACGCATGGCTGCGATGACGTCTTCCTTGCCCGCGTTGCCCTTGCCTGTGGCGTGCTTCTTGATTGTGCCTACGGGCACGCCTTGGTACGGGATCTGGTGGTGCTCGCACCAAGCTGTGAGCGTGGCGAGGAACCCACCGTAGGCGTGGGCGGCATCGGTCGAGACGTGGCGACGCACCTCCTCGAAGTGCAGGCAGTCGATGCGGTCGCAGGATTGCTTGATCTCAGTGAGCCAGCGTCTGAATCGCAGGAAGCGCATTCCGCCGCCTTCGAAACGCTGCGGACGGAAGATCTCGGAACCACTGGTGATGTGGCCATCGCTGCCGCGCAGCGCCCAGCCGGTAGTAGTGCCCAGATCTAGGGCGAGGATGGTTGTGCTCATGGTGTCAGTCCTTGTCTTGGCTGGACTGACGCATCGGACGCAGTCAGACATAACTTCTCCGTGAGGCGCACGCACGCGCACGCGTATAGAGAAGTTACGTTCAGCCATGTCAGTTGCGTCAGACCGTGTGTTTGTCATGGTTGGCTCAGTTGTCCGCGTAGGGGGTGTAAGACGGTGCTGGCTGGTACTTCAGACCAATGCCCTGAAAGCCGCGCACACCTGCGCTGTTCCGCCACTTCTCGATTCCACGAGTGATCAGCAGATCGGAAAAACGGCGCTGCGAACCAATGAACTCACCCGATGCTTCAGCCCACTGCTTCCAGTCGGTGAACAACTCTGCGGTCAGTGACTTGGCGTTGACCTCCCGCACACAGCGCTCGTCGATCCATCGGCCCAGCGCATCCTCAGCCTCGAAGTACTCCTCGGTCGCAGCCTGCACGCAGGCGGGAGGCTTCAGGCCCTCACGCTGCCACGCAAGGCATCCGGCGACGGACCAGGCGAGGATGCCGTCACGTTCGGCCAGCAGCTTTTCCGTCAAACGAGGGTCGCGCCGATCAGGCGGGATCGTTACCGTGAACGGAATCATGTGCAGACGTCGCCGCATTGCTTCGTCAATGTTGCGAATAGCGGGCTTGTGGTTGCCGACAATCACCGGCTTGAATTGCGGCGTGTATTCGAAGAAATCCTTGTGCATGAAGCGCGCGGAGATCTTGTCGCCGCCCGTGATGGCTTTGACTTTCGACTCATTCAAGCGCCGCCCCTGCTCGGTTTCGATGGCCGTCACGAATCGCGCGCCGCGCAGCCCCGCCAGATCGGTCGGGTGCCGGTCTCCACGGGTTTCGACGAAGGTGTCCATCGACGCCGTGGCGGCATAGTCGCCGAGGATGGTGCTGATGACATTGGCGAACACGCTCTTACCGTTGGCACCGGTGCCGTACAGGAAGAACAGTGCGTGGGCGCTGGTCGCACCCGTCAGGCAATAGCCCACCATCCGCTGCAGGTAGGTTTGCAGTTCGACATCGCCACCCGTCACATCTGACAGAAACGCCGTCCACTGCGGACATTCGCCGTCCGGTGTGGCCGTGGTGATCTTGGTCATCCGGTCAGAGCGCTCATTTGCCCGCTTGCGTCCGGTCTTGAGATCGACCACGCCACCGGGGGTGTTGAGCAGCCACGGATCGGCATCCCATTCATCTGTGGTGGCGGCGTGCCTGCGGTCGGCACGCGCCAGCCGTTCCACACCACTGACCGTTCCAGCGCTGGCGAGCTTGGCTGCCACCTTGGGGTTGTCGGCGCGCAGGGCGGTCTGGCGACAGACGCTGCGAATCAGGTCAGTTGCAGCCAGTGTGTCCTCGGTGCGCCAGCGTTGTCCGTCCCATACCAGCCAGCGGCCCCACGCGGCGACATATCGCCAGTCGCGGTGGTAGCGGCGGGTGAAGGCCAGCGCCAGCGCATCCTCTGTACCCCAAACGGACTCGTCGTTGCCGAGCACTGGCTCATCGGAATCGGCCACGTCGTGCATCTGCAGGCGTGGGCCGTGGGTGAGAAAGGTGGCGACATCAAAGCCTTCAGCGACGGCGTCCGCCGCATCCCAACCCTCCGGCGCACCCTCGGGCGGGTACAGGATGTGGCAGGACTTCGCTCCTGCCACCAGAACGGCCTGCGCGGCTTGTGTTGCGTATTCCCAGCCCGGCTTGTCGCGGTCAGGCCAGATCAGCACGGTCTTGCCGGACAGCGGCGACCAGTCGGTCTTGTCGACCGGGGCATTCGCACCGTGCATTGCCGTGGTGGCATTGACACCTGCGTCGATCAAGGCCTGGGCGCATTTCTCGCCCTCGACCAGCACCACCTGCGCGGCGCTGACCATTCCAGGCTGGTTGTACAGCGGGCGCGGATCGGGCGGTGCCATCTTGTGCCGCTTGGCATCCCACGGGCGGAACTGCTTTTTGCCTCCGGGCGGGTCGTAGCGGTACACGACCGCGAGCAGCTTGCCATTGGCGTCGAGGTAGTCCCACTTGGCGGTGGCCGGGCCAAGTTCATCGACAGGCGCCGATTGCTTCTTGCTCTTTGGCACCGGCGCAGAGCGCGCACGCCCAAGCAAATCGGCGGCGGCATCCAACACGCGATTGAAGTCGGTGTGTATGGATAGCGCTAAATGGCAGGCAATGAGATCAAAGATATCGCCGCCATCGCCGGTGGCGCGATCCGTCCACAGTCCCGCCTTGTCACCCGCGAGCACAACCTCCAGGCTATCGCCAGGGCTGCCCAGCACATCGCCAATCAGGAACTTACCCCGGCGCTTCTTGCCAGCCGGGAACAGCGTGATCAGCACAGCCTCCAGACGCGCAATCAGTTCAGCACGAATTTCATCGCGTTCGGCTTCGCGGGTTTCCGGCACAGGGGGTTGAGGCACGTCGTTGAAATCGATCATGCGTCGCCTCCCTGTGCTTCTTCAGGTCGCCACTCCTTGACGGCAGAACTCTTGGCAGCCCACTCCGACAGTTCGGACAAACGGTATCGAATCAAGCCACCCATAACGTAGTGCGGTATGCGGTAGCGCGAACGTTCTGTGGGGTCCCGGAACCAGTAATACGGCAAACGCAAGGCGATTGAGGCCTCACGGCCATCGATCATGGTTTCATTAGTTTTTGCATTCATGCCTGCGTCCTCCAGCAGCGGTCTTGCCACCCGCACATCCGGCATTCGAAGTGGGTCGGGTCATGGAAGGCGCGTGGCAGAAGCTCTCCTGCCTCGGTCGCCCTGATGACCTTCACCGCCCGATCCGACATGCGCTGGGCAAGCGCCGCGTCAAAGGGCACGAGCTCGGTGTAGATCTCCATCGTGTCGGCGTTGAGCGCCGTGAAGATCGCTGGGTGCTCGTGCAGTTCGAGATAGGCTTGGTAAATCGCCACTTGCGCGGCGTAGATGGGCTTGGAGATGGCCAAGCCCTTTTTATCCAGATCGCTCCAGGACTTTTTGCCAAGGCACTTGCATTCCCAGAGCGCGGGGTAAGCGAAGCCCTCTGGGCCCCCGACAATGACGCCGTCGACGTGGCCCTGCAGGCGACCATCAGCCACCGAGAATCCGAACTGCTCGCCGTCGGCCTTGCGGGTGCGCAGGTCAAAACCTGCGTCCCGCAGCCAGGCGAACATGCAGTCCTCCATGACGTGGCCACGCTCGAAGATGCGCAGCATCCGGCCCGGGATATCCCGTCCGTGGTCGATAGGTGCCTTGGCGTACTCGAACTGCAGCGCGCGCTCGCAGGCCACCCCGAGGCGCGAGGCCCCGAGGTACTGGCGCTCAGACTGGCGGGCGCGGGCCTGCTGCAACCCGGCATCGACGAGCGCAGTGATCTGACCCGAAATGCTCGAAGTGGAGTTGAAGTCCATCATGGCTTCTTCCCCTTCGGTTCTTCCCAGGGCAGGTCGTCCTCAAGGTCCGCGAACGGATTGGCGGCATCGGGTGCCAGCGGATCGGGCGTAGGCGGCAAGCCCCGCACGGGCGGAAACTTGCTGGACTCGTGGTGCGCGACCATTGCGTGCGACCAGCAAGTGACGATGGCGTCGATCACCCGCAGGGCCTCGGCTTCGGAGTAGTCGCCCAGCGGCTTGGTGAAGCCGATCTCGCCCGCTGCCTCGCCGAAGGCCTTGAGGCACTGGCGCATTGCGGCCAGTTCGACATCAGATGGATCAATCATGGCGACCTCCGTCTTGTCGATGCGACCTTCTTTGGCCCGCTGCCAGTTGCCGTACAGCGCGTGAAACGCCTCCTGGCAGCGACGGGAACAGAACACCCAGTCGATGGGATAGCGCCGGGGATCGCCCACACCGTGGCGGTTGTCGGTGTGGCCGTAGCCCCGGGCCTGTCGTTTGCAGACCCAGCATTTCACGCCCCCTCCTCGAGTTCATCGAGCAGCAGGCCCAACTGCAGGGCAGCGCCAGCAAAGGCGGCCTCGCAGCGGCGCTTGAAGTCGGGATAGCTCTGCGAACTGCGCGCAATCGCCGTGACGGCGTGAATCTGCGATTCCAGATGCGCGAGTCCCTGATCGGACAGCCACTGGTGGTGCTTCTGCGAGATGCCCTTGCGATTGCGGATCTCGCCCAGCAAGTCCTCTGGCAGCACCGGCCCGTAGACCCAGCGCAGCGTGATCTGGCCAACGACATGCGGAGGGTTCTGGTCGTGGCCCTGGTATTTCCAGCCGAACAACCGATAAATGGCGCGGTAGTAGTCCGGGTGGAAGCGGCGCTCCCACGATGCGCAGGACTGGCGCAGCAACTTGGAGATCAGCTCCTGCAGCGCATCGGGCGCTCGGTGGTGCTGGTAGCCAGTAGCCTCGTCGATCAGCGCGACCTCGCCGGTGGTGGCCAGTGCTGACAGAATCTTTCGGCAGTTGGGAATGAGGCGTTGACGCTTGGGATGCAGATGCCCGAGCAACGCGGCATCGATGACCCCGAGCGCCACATCACCGACGATTCCGGCCGGAAAGAAAGTTCCGGTTTGACCGGAGGGCAGGCGCACCTTTGCGTACCCTTTTTTCTCAAACTCTGACAAGGACTTAGCGGAGAATTCCTCGATCAAAGCGCCGATTTGCGTACCCGGACTTTTCTCCCGCAGACCCAGTGCGCGGGCCAGTTGGCGTTGGATGTAGCCGCGCTCGCCCGATGTGAGCACGACCGCTTCGCAGTAGAGGTCGCCGAAATGCACGACGCCGTAGTGGCTGGCAGTGAGGATGGATGCGTTCATGGCGATTTCCCTCACTGCGCCCACGACGGTTTGCCCGTCACGGGTGTGCGTTGCTGAGCCGGTGCCTGGTACGCGGGTGCTACCTGCGCTGGTGCGCCGGAAGTGCCACCGCTTGAAGCCTTGGTCGGCACGCCCATCAGCTTGGCGTAGTCGGGGTGATCGGGTTCGACCGCCACTTTGACCACGTTGCGGTCCTGGCCCTTGCCGTCCTTCTCGATGTCGACGCGGGCGAGGAACTCCAGGCCATCCAGTTCATGGAAGCCTTGGATGCGGCGCGCAGAAGAAGCCTGTGGGCTGTTGTCCTGCGGATGAACGTTGCGGGCACTGTTGAGCGCCGCGCGAATGAAGCTACGCCCCATTTGGCCCCAGGTCGGACCCTTCTTGGAGTGCAGGCCAATGTTCGACCACATCTTGCGCTTGGCGTGGTCACCAGCGGTGACCACGAATTCGGCGGCAAGGTAGATCGAGCCGGTCTCGAAAGATTCGGTGGCGTAGCCGCCGCCCCAGCCCTGCGACGGGTCGTCATAGCCACCGGGCTTGAGGGTCATTCGCACCGGGACAACGGTGCCCTTGGGGATCAGATCAAAGCCGGATTGCTGGGCGTCGGCGTCGTTGAAGTCATTCCATGCGGTCATTGCGATTACTCCTGAGATTCGATGTGTGCGGGGGTGGCGGCGCTGGCAGGCGCGGCGGAAGCGCCTGCGCACTTGGCGATCAGCGCGCCGAGATGCGGCGGCTCCAGCAGGTCGAGGCGACCGCTGCGGTCTTTGGCCGGAAAGCCGTAGGGATTGACGGTGTGGGTGACGAAGGCGCGGTAGGTGCTGCCGTCCTCGGCCTTGATCTCGGCCAGCGTCACGACCTCGTCGACGATGCCGGGCAGCTCCAAGCTGGTTTTGCTGCCTTCGATCTGCGGGACGAACACCTTGCGGTTGTAGTCATCGAGCCGCTCGTCGAGGATCGCCACGAACACCACGTTCTTGCCGCGTGCGTGCTGCAAATGAGTCAATGCGCTGATCATTTCCTGGCCGAGCAGGCCATAGGCCGCGCGCAGGTCGGGCTTGCCGGATCGGTCGCTGACGGTACCCGGCTGCGTCTTGCACCACGCAAAGCACTGGCGGGACAGCTGGGTGATCGAATCGAGAAAGAAGGTCTGGTAGCGGTCGAGTTGCGCCGGGTCGCCAAACTTCTCGATGACGTGGTCGTAGTGCGCCTGCGAGAAGGCACTCTCAGGCGGCAGCGACTTGTCCGGGCCCGCGAGAAACACGAAGAAGTCGCGGCTCTCCGGCCACGAAGCCGGACGGATGGTGTCGCCCGGCCAGTCGGCCACCGCCAAGTCACCGGCCTCGATGTCGAGGAACAGCGTGGTGGTCGGGTCGAGGTCTTTGAGCCGCGTGGTTTTGCCGATGCCGGACTTGCCCAGCATCAGCAGCTTCACGCCCTTGCGCTCGGCCATCCGCTCGATGGCGGACACGATGGGGAGCTTCTTCATGCGGCCCCCCCATCGAGCGTCAGGGTGATGCTCGGCTTGCCTTCCTCGACTGTGCGCGCAGCCGCAAATTGCTCCTGCAGCGCCGTGGGCCAGTTGGTGTAGCGGGACTCGGACACCGACAACTTGATGTCGATGTAGTCCTCGACCTTGTCACCCGAGGCGGCAATACGCTCGGCCATCTCCTTGAGGATGGTCTGGCTCCAGGTCACCTTTTTGGGGAGCTCGTACTTCACGTGCAGCGCACCGTCGCTGACGTGGGCGGTTCCGAAGTCGCGGCCGGAATCCCGCAGCGCGCTACGGGCCTGCTCGCCGTAGCGCTGGAGCTTGGCGGCATCCAGCTTGGCACGCAGTTGCTTGAGGTAAGCAGTGGCCTCGTCGACATTGCGCTCGGCGGCGACGAAATCGGTGATCGGCAGCGCCACCAACTGGGCGGTGCTCATGGCAGCGAGGTCGGCGGGAAAGATGGTCAGATCGCTCATGGCCGCTCTCCTCACTGGTATGCGCGAGTGAAGGTCGAGTGCCGCGAAACGCGACGCTCGAAGGCTTCGACCTCGGAGATCAGGTAGGTGACGCGGGCACCGAGCTTGCAGAAGACCGGGCCGAGTTGTTCCTGCCGCCAGCGGCGCAGGGTCTTGACGGAAAGCCCCCAGCGGATGGCCAGCTCGTTTTCAGTCAGTGCGATGCACGGGTGTGCGGTGGGAGTCGACGACACACGGGATGCGTGCCCATATCGACTTGCTGGGTGAGTATTTGCCATTTGCAGTGCTCCTTTGAACTAAACGGGCACTGCTCATTTTTCGAATATGAATCCGGATGGTGTCCGGATGTCTTTCCGGAATAATCGCCGGAAAACTACTGCCGCGTTCGCAGCCGGTAATGACCACGCTGGCCTTCGACACGCTCAAGCCATCTTGACCATTCACTGCCGAAAACGCTGTCTGGATCTTTTTGGCAACTGGTTCGAGTCACGACTTCAGACCATTTGAGGCTGTGCTGCTGGCGCGCCTTCCAGAACATCGCAATAACGTCCTTCTGCTTGCCCTTGAAGGTCTTTGGCTCTGCAACGCAGGCCAGCTTCAGCTCCCCGATATCCGCATCGAAATACTCGTCAGGGTCATCTGCGTCGGCACCCGTGCCTTTCAGCAAGCGATGAAGGAGATCCGCGTCATAGGTGATGCCATCGCCGGAATCCACCAGCAGACGACCAATGCCACATGTCTGGTGACTGTTCGGGAGTTCGATATCAACATCGTGTGCGGTCAGAACGATGCCTTGGCTTGGCCGCTTGGCACTGAGTAGCGCGTGCTGCCAATCCGCTGCGGACGACGGCAGACGACGGGCAAGGTAAATGGGTGCAAAACGGTGCGTCTGCCCGACCCGAATGTCGCCTAAATGCCAGAGGCGCTCTGCGATGACTTCACGGCTGCGTGCGCGACGTGACGGTTCGATTTCGAGCAGGTCGCAGACGTCGTCCATCCACGCATCAAGGTTGATCGCATATAGCGTGATGTCCGACAGCGGACGGGTTACAACCCGCCCCCGACAGCTCGGGCTTCGGTAGAAGTAGGTTTGCCGATCATGGTCGATCTCGACCTCGACCTCCTGATCACTGTCGAGTACCGGCACCTGGATGGATGTGAGGTGGCCATCGGCAACCATCCATCGCCGCGAGAGGAAAGCTACCGCTTGTCCACGCAACTCGTCCGCCAGCAACTTTTTCTCCAGGCTGCGGGCATGCTCCAGCACCAGCAGGTATTCCGAATGCAGCATGGCAGCCTCAGTATTGGCGTGCGCAGTCGAGTTTCATGAGCTGTGCAAACACCAGTTCACTGTCGGCCTTGGTCAGCTTGGCATCATTGAAACCGTTGGGCGTAGTAATCTGCACCGTCACGTCGTGCGCTTTGCGATGGGCTGTCCTTGCGATCCGGAAGGTCAGCTTGACTTGCTTGATGACGTAATTCGTCAGATCGACGAGCGGATAAGCTTGGCCCGCCACTTCGTAAATGTTGCGATCCTCAAATCGGTCACGCTTGATCAGCAGCGGGTTTTCCACGCGACGGGCAATCAGCCGGTTTTTAAGGTTGGTCTGACGCACTTCGGGGTTGGCAATCAGAATCTGCTTGATGTCGATGGATTCAATGCCGTCAATGCGATCCTTCTTGAACCGCGCCAGGATGGCGGGCGTGCAAAACCCCATGAGATCGAACTCGCGCATCGGCATGGCGTGAATGTTGCCGTCTCCACCCAGCAACACGTCACGGAAGGCCTTGGCCAGCTCGGGGCGCACGGTTTCATCATCACTGAATACCGCCAACTCGCCTTTGCTGGAGTGCCAGGAATAGCGCACACAGACCGTCGACGAGTCATCCACGTCGGTGTCCTCGCCATCGATGATCTTCGGGTAGTGAATGTGCTTGCCGTTGAATTTGGCCGACAGCGTGAACAGCAGTACTGGCGCATCTTGGGCATCACTTTCCCTGTGGGCAAACGGCTCGACCAGGATGTCCTCTGGCTTGACCTGCGGAAACAGTTCTGCCAAGCGCTGCTTCAGGCTTTCCACTGCAGCATCGCCCAGTGAAGGCTGCGCGCCTTTGGGGCCAAGGTAATGGCTGGAGTATTTTTCGCTCTGGAAATGCCGCAGCATCTGCTGGCGGCGCTCGGCGTGATCGAAGCGGTCTTCCGTCGCCCCCGACGACGAAAACTCTTGTTCCAGGTACAGGTACAGGGCCCGGCTATATTTGTCGGACGGGGCCGCCAGAACGGCAGCATCGTCAGGATTGCCCGCATCCATCAGTTCCGTTACCGCCATTGCACCGTACTCGTCGGCCAGCAGCGCGATGCGCTCGGCGGCGCGCTCAAGGCGTGCCTGAACTTCCATCTCCATCTCGGCCACCAGTGCAAACAGCACGTTGCGCGATGGAATGGGCAGCGAACCCTTGGCGGCATCGGTCAGCGCCTGTGCGGCAGGGAGCGCCTGGCCATGCGCCGATTCCAGAAGCAACCGGAGCAGCATCGGCCGCTGCACTTTGCGGGCGATGTGAACGAGATGCTCCAGATGCGGCAAGGTGGCGGGGCCGTTGTCCTTGCCGCGCGTCCGGGGCTTGCCATCTTCCTTCTCGGCAACCGCAGACACGTCGCCGGATTGGATGGTGTTCAGTTCGATGGTTGTCATACACGCCACTCCTTAAAAAACAATGTGCGCGATTGCGCGAAGGGTTAATAGAGGGGTTCAAAAAATGCCGACCAAGGTCGGCGCGGGATGGTTGGGGCAATGTTCAGCGCAAGGCAGCCCCCGGTCGAGTCAGTCCGTAGCGCTGCAAGCGCACCTGCACAAAGCGCGGATTGACGCCAAAGCGCATGGCCAGCGCCCGCTCCAGTAATCCCATGTCGACAGCGTCACTGGCAGCAAGGTGCAGGCTGGTGCGAGGGAACTCCGGATCAAGTGATGGGCCTCGATGGACGCGGACGTTGTATTCCGGTGCCAACTCCTCTGCGGCCGCACTCAACAGACGACGTGGCACCAGCAGCGAGCCCATGAACTCGTTGGCGCGAAGCTCGGCAAACTGCACGTCTGTAGCCGGTGCTGCCGTTGCAGCTGTGGGCGTTTTCGCCAAATGGTCGCTGTCCGGCGTGGTGGTACGGTAGGCGCGCTGCGCACTGGGCTCAAAGGCGTCAAACAGTCCCGGTCCCTTGCTTCCATCCATGATCCAGCCAGGGGCATCGAACACCGCATGACCCAATTCGTGGGCCAGGGTGCTGAGTGCCAGCAGCTCGCTGAGTTTTTCGCCGACGGGAGAAACACACACCATCGCGGTGTCCGGAACACCAGGGTCATACTCGCAGATGCCGAAGACGTGGTTGCCGTCCTCATCATGCACCTCGCACTCGGTACTGACCTCGAGCGCAAAGTCGATGCCGTTGATCTTCAGGCGCTCGATCTGGCGCAGCCTGTCGAAGGCAATTGCCTCCACACCGCTCTCCACCAGCTGCTGGCGGGCAGACGCTGCGATGGCTTCGATCTCAACATGCTTGATGAATTTGGGGCGCTTGCGGTCGCAATGCCGGTAGTCAAGGGTCAGAACCGGCATTCACTTTTTCTCCGAGACTTCACGGCGGTACATCCGCACAACGTTGCCCACATCCTCGCGCATGTCGGGCGGCAGACGACTGGCCTCCACGAAAGCGTCGTCCGGATCGATGCCCAGAATCTCTGCTGCTTTGCGGATCAGCTCGTCCTTGGGGGGCTTTTCCATGTTGCGCTCGATGCGTGACCAGTAGGCAGGCGAAATCTCCAGCTGACGCGCGAAGTCGTTCATCTGGATCTGCTTCTCTTCGCGCATTTTGCGAATGAAGTCTCCGAAAGGCATGGCCGTTTCCTAATTGCGTGATTTGTTAATTTGTCGATCATAGAGCGATCAGGTGCTCTTTTCAACTGTTTCGTAAACGCGCAATCATTTTTCGCCGATTACCCTGCGTTGCCATCCTCTCCGAAGGATCAAGTTCACTATCCATGACGGTTGCAATTCCCCGGAGCCGTCATGAAGAACCTCGAACTCGCATCTCCCTCGGAGATGTCTGCCAGCGCCCGCGCTGGTGAAATCACCGCCATCCTTGCGGCCGCCATAGTCCGCACCGTCGTCGCAGAAGCGCCAAAACAGAGAGAAGTTGGCCTTGGCTTCCTGCCCGACCAGCGCGTTCATACAACCCCCTATCCACAGGAGAAGTTGTGATGAACGAGAAACAAGCATCCGTCGCCGCGCGGATCGCGGAGCTGTCCAGCCTGCCCATCGCCGAGTTGTGGCCGGTGTGGGATCGGTATTTCAGCAGCCGCCCCATCAACCCCAACCGCGTCTTCATCGAGTCGCGCATCGCCTACAAGATGCAAGAGGAAGCCTTCGGCGGTCTGGCGCACAACACGCGCCAGCGCCTGGAGGCCATCGGTGCCAAGCATTCCAAGATCAAGCTGCGGGCTCGCCCGCGCGACATGAACTTCGCGCCGGGAACGATCCTACTGCGCGAATGGGGCGACCGCGAGCACAAGGTGGCGGTCACCGCCGACGGTCTGTTCGAGTACGAGGGCAGCACCTTCAAGAGCCTGACCGCCGTGGCCCGGCAGATCACCGGCACGCACTGGTCGGGGCCGCTGTTCTTCGGTCTAACCGGCAAGGCAGGTGCGCAATGAGCGACGCCACCCAGATCGCCTCTCCCAAGGCCCGCAAACGCTGCGCCGTCTACTGCCGGGTGTCGTCGGACGAGCGCCTTGACCAGGAATTCAACTCCATCGACGCGCAGAAGGAAGCTGGCCACGCCTACGTCGCCAGCCAACGCGCCGAGGGCTGGATTCCGGTGGCCGACGACTACGACGACCCCGGTTTCTCTGGCGGCAACACGGATCGACCCGGGCTGAAACGCCTGATGGCCGACATCGAACGCGGCCAGATCGACATCGTGGTGGTCTACAAGATCGACCGCCTGACGCGCAGCCTCGCCGACTTCTCCAAGATGGTCGAGGTGTTTGAGCGCCACGGCGTGTCCTTCGTGTCGGTCACGCAGCAGTTCAACACCACCACCTCGATGGGGCGGCTGATGCTCAACGTGCTGTTGTCCTTTGCCCAGTTCGAGCGCGAGGTCACCGGCGAGCGCATCCGCGACAAGATCGCCGCCAGCAAGCGCAAAGGGATGTGGATGGGGGGCGTGCCGCCCCTCGGTTACGACGTCGAGAACCGTCTGCTGGTCATCAACGAGGCCGAGGCGGCGGTGGTGCGTCGCATCTTCGAGGAGATGCTGACCATCGGCTCGCCGACCCAGATTGCTGCCAACCTGACGCTGGATGGCATCACGACCAAGGCCTGGACGACACAGGACGGTCAGACACGGGCAGGCACGCGCATCGACAAGAAGTACCTGCACAAGCTGCTGCGCAACCGCATCTACCTCGGGGAGTTGTCGCACAAGGGCAGTTGGTACCCGGGCGTGCATCAAGCCATCATCGATCCCGGTCTGTGGGGCCGGGTTCACGAGGTGCTGGCCAAGGACAGTCACACCCGGTCAGTCGAGACCAAGATCAGGTCGCGCACCGACGCCTTGCTGCGCGGCCTGCTATACGCGCCCTCGGGCGAACGGATGTACCCGACCTACTCGCGCAAGAACGGGCGCAAGTACCACTACTACGTGTCCAAGTCGGAAGCGCGGTTCGGCGCGCCGGGTAAGTGCTACGAGCGCCTGCCTGCGCTGGAAATCGAGGGGGCGGTGGTGGCCCAGATCCGAACGGTGCTGACCAGCCCGGAGACCGTGGCGTCGGTGGTGCGGCACATCCAACGCAACGAGGCCCAGATCGACGAGGCCACCACCGTGATGGCGATGGGACGCCTCAACAACGTGTGGGATCAACTGTTCCCAGTCGAGCGCCACCGCATCGCCAATCTGATGATCGAGCGCATCGATCTCGTCCACGCGGGCGAGGTGCAAGGGATCAAGGTGAAGTGGCGTGAGGTGGGCTGGAATGCGCTCATCAAGGAATTCGCCCCGGACAGCATTGGTGCAGAACTACTGGAGGTCGTAGCCTGATGGACGAGTCGATGGAGACCTTCGTGCCCCTGACGTTTCGCCGTCGGGGCGTCCAACGCGTGGCCACCGACGAGCGCAGCGTCCACGACGTGACCCTGCTCGACGGTGTGGCACGCGCTTTCTACTGGCAGCACCTACTGGACACCGGCGCGATGCAGAGTGGGTCGGCCATCGCCCGCGCCGAGAAACTGCATCACTCGGTGGTCAACGAACTGCTGCGCCTGACCCTGCTGGCCCCCGACATCATTGAGCAGTTCATGGCGGGCAAGCAGCCGCGGCGTCTGACGCTGATGTGGTTTCAGCGAAACCGCCTAATGGTCGACTGGCACGCCCAGCGCCAGCTCATGGCCAGTTTTGAGGAGGATGTGTGAGCAAGAAGCATCGCGGCCACGCCAAGGGCGACCCAGTGACGTATCAGACGCCGCTGCCTGCTGGCGGCGTGCAGATGGAGACCTTCCTGCCCTGGACGCTGGTGCGCCGGGGTTTGAAGAAGCAGGTCATCACGCCGTTCGACGCGCCGCAGGAGTTCCTGGACGAGGCCCGCCGTGAGCGGCAGGTGCGCGAGATGGCCCAGGACACCCCGTTGATGCGGGCGCTGGGCCTCGCGCACCACTGGCAGCGGCTGCTGGATGAGGGGCGGTTCAGCTCCATGACCGAGATCGCGGAGGCTGAAGGCATCGACCTTGGCCAAGCCAGCAAGATGAGCCGATTGGCGCAACTGGCCCCCGACCTGATCGAAGCAATCGCCCTGGGACGCCTCGAGGTGGGCGTCAGCCAGTTGCTGCGCGGCAGGTTGTCGGCGTCCTGGCTGGCGCAACGCGAGGCCCTGGTGGCAGGCTCGCCTGTCGCTAAAGAAGGCGGCTTGTCCGCTCGGTGAGCTTCTCGTCAGCCACGCATCGTGCGGTAGCCCTCTTGCGCTTCCGCCTCGGCACTCACCAGCCAGGCCGAAAATTCCTCGCCTGACTTCAATGAAGTGAAAAGCACAAACATGATCTGCCCCTGCGTTCTCACCAAGACCGGTGGATGTGAAGGCACATGATTGATTCGCTGAAGCCAATCGTCGCCGATTGGACGAGGCATGGAGAAATTGTGGGACGCCTTCTCATAGCCGATTTGGTGGACCTGGATGCGAAAGTCGAAGGATTCGTCATCCACGCAGGCAACTATCACTTGCACTTGTGTCTCCTTTATTAGTGGGTGCTTGTAGTGTCTCACCTCGGGCTATTGACTCCCGGCGTTAGTCGTTCGCACGTTCAGTCGCGCGCTCCCGAGCAGGCGAAGAAGCAAACCGATGGCCCGCAACCCCGCGCCGATACACGACTTCGGCCCTTGAATGCTCAAGAGGCAAACGGAGAACAGAGAGAGAAAAACGGCGGAAAGTTCGCCGAAACCGATGACTTCGGCAGGGCCGTGCTCAAGAGGAAACCGCCCGAAACCGCGCCAACACTGGGGGAACGGGCAAAAAAAATCCCAACCGGATAAGGGTTGGGATTTCACATTATGGTGGGCTGGCGTCAATTGAATCTCTTCTTCACAACCTCTAAAAACCTATACTTCAAAAAATATTTTTGCACTCTGCACCCCCACATGTACCCCCACTTGCAGATGCCTGATGCTATAGCTTGATTGCTCGCTCGGTGGCTCTTACATCCTCGCCAGATTGCCCCATCCAACCCGGAGATATGTCTGGCCACTACCATCCAGCGTTTGTTGCGCTGAACATCCTGCTAACGAGCGTGTTAAAAATTTGTCTTGCGCTAGCTCGACATTGAGTCATTGCCAGAGGGGGTGCAACATGCGCAGCCCCGAGACTCGGGCTCGTATTGTCCCTCACTTGGGCACAATACCTCCCACCTTGGCATCGATCATACGGCGTTGCGGTTTGGGGAGCATTTCAGCCCCAACGTGCATCAAACTTGCGGTGCCAGAAATGCTCCAAGCACTGCCTGCGAGTAGTTAACCCTACGAGCACTCCAACATCCATCATCACCCTCAAACATGAGCACCAAATACGGCACCAGAAATCCAGATGGATTTCCCATTGATGTACTTCCAAAACTTTTGAAAAATACTCTATTTGAAGTAGAGGAAGATATTCAGTCGCCTATCGGATTGATTGCATCTTCGATGCTCTCGACGATGGCCATAGCGTGTCAGGGCGCATTCAATATTCGTACTCCAATCAACTCTGTCCTTCCTTCCAGCCTTTTCATCATCACTGTCGCAGAATCAGGCGAACGCAAAACGGCCACAGACAATATATTCATCCAAACCATCCGAGATTTCGAGGCCGAGCGGAGGCAATATCACCGCACAAAACTTCAATCCTACGAAAGTAAAAGATCAGTATGGGAATTTCAGAAAAAAGAACTAGAAAGATCTCTTCGATTTGAAATACGAGAGGGCAATGGTGAAACTGAGCCTATAAGAGAACATCTTGAAGAGCTACTAAAAAACAAACCCGTTGCACCTTTGCAAATACGATTGCTTTACTCTGACTCCACTAGCGAGGCTTTGTTAGAGAATCTAGCCTTTCTATGGCCTTCTGGAGCCATTCACTCAAGTGAAGCTTCGACAGTCATGAGTGGGAGAACGCTCCATAAGCTGGGCCCTTTAAACGAATTATGGGATGGTGATAGCTATATTCCAGTTGACAGAAAGAAATCAGATAGTTTCGAACTCAAAGATGCCAGGCTCTCGATTTCACTCATGATCCAGCTGCAACCATTCATTGAGTTCCTATCCAAGAAAAATGGCCTTGCGATAAATATTGGATTGACATCAAGATTTCTAGTAGCGATGCCGACCAGCACACAAGGCTTTAGAAAAATTGGAAAAATACCCGACACTGAAAAAAGCAATCCAACTTCTGCATTAAGTCATTTCAAAGACACACTGCTGCATTGGCTAAAGATAAGTGAAAGACAAACCCTTGATGGCACTCCACTGCAAGAGTTTTCCTTTGATGAAGCAGCAGGTGAAGCGTATTTGGAAATACTATCCAGCATAGAAAGTGCAATTGCACCCGGAGGAGAGTTTGAGGAACATGGTGCTATTGCCTCTAAACTCGGAAACAATCTTGCGCGGATAGCAGGCTTGATTCAGGCATTTGAAAATAAAAATAATTCAATTACTTATAATTCATTATCCACAGCAAGCCAGATTCTTTACTGGTATACATGTCAGCATATTAAATTTGTCAAGAATTTTAAAAATGAGCTGACAGACGAGGATATGGGAAATATGTTGCTTGAATGGCTTAGGGATCATCCGAACTCCTGCGGAGCCCCACAATTTCGGTTAAGCCAGCTGTACAAAAGTGTTTCCAACCCAATTAGAGGAAAAGAGCGTGTACTACGCGCCGTACACAACCTAGAGCAACGTGGCATTTTGATCTATAACAGAAATTTTTCGCCAATCACAGTTGAATTTTCGCAAAACCTCGCCAATGGTTTTCGTTTTAATTCTCCTCCTGATCCATTCAAAAGTGATTGGAGCCAAAGAGGGGAAGCATTTCTCAATGGAATTCTCGTCTCCAAATTCACAACAGTAGAGACCCAAGTAGAGCCTGCTCCGGCGCCTGAAGAATTTCACTCCCAAGCCATGCCTGAAGCACCTTTCTTTCCAGGGTCATCAGGGGTCTAGACCTTGGGTTTTTTATAGTTGCGATAGTTGCGACAATTGCGATTTCTGCGAAAGTAGCAGGGATTGCATAGCGCATACATCATGGAAATGGATAATAAATTGGAATGAGATGCCTGTGAACATCTAGTGCGGAATCCGTGTTGCCTGTACCAATGACTGGACGCCCAGCACCTACAGCCAGCCAGCAAGCGCCTCAGCCGATCCAGATTGCGGACGATTTTCCATTAACACCACTGATCCCAAGTATTTTCATTGGCTCGAATTTTGACTTAACCAGTAATCAAACATACCCCCCCGCACTCTCGAAAGGTGGGCGAAGTTAAATATCAATTTCTTATCCCTCAATGAAATCCGATGTCTCAAACATTGGAGTTCATCATGCGCATTCTCAAACTAAAAGAAGTTCTCAATCGAACGGGGCTTGGCAAGACCACTTTGTACGCACTCATTGGCAACGGAGATTTCCCTCAGCAAATTCCTTTAGGATTGCGTGCAGTTGGCTGGTTAGAGAGCGAGGTTGATGCATGGATTCTTGAAAAAATTGAATCCAGGAGCAGGATAACTTCTTAATTATTTTACAGAGTGGAAATTTATTTGAAGATTCCGAGGAATTTACTTTAACATCAAAAAACAAAGGCAATTTCTCGTGATTTCAGAAGAAATTCATCAATCCCAACCTGAAGGATCTGTATGTTTAAGTATTATTAATAGAAGAACTATTGACAGAAGAACTTATGAAAATACATTGATAAGAATTCATCAATATCCAATTCATTATTAATTAACAAAAGGTACCTTTAATTAATTTAACTTTAAAAATTAAAATATTAATCCTAAAGTGAAGTGTATGCCTAATCCACAAAGGAAACACTTCATGAATCAACTTTCGTTCAACAGTAATTTTCATCGGTATAACCAAGACAGCTATCGCGGCTTTGACATTCAATCAAAGCATGGTCCACTCATTCAGAATTATTTAAGTAGAGTTCATGCGTGTTTCACCAAAGCACAGGAGGACTATAGTCGCGTATGTCTCATTCGCCTTGATCTGCATGTACCAGAAACATGCACTCCAGAAGCATTGGCGGACAATAGGTTGATTTATCGATTCTTCTCTTCACTCAAAGCTAAAATCGCATATGCTCAAGATCAAAGCATGAAGCTTGGCAATCGTGTTCATCACACGGAATTACGCTATATCTGGTGCCGCGAGTTAAGCACTCAAGGTCGCGTTCATTTTCATGTGGCGCTGCTGCTCAATGCTGCTGCGTATTCGTTCATTGGTAAATTTAATTTATCCAGCAACAATATGTATTCCCGCATCCACGAGGCATGGGGAAGTGCTTTGCATTTGTTTTCAGAGGATGTAAAAGGGCTTATTCACATTCCTGACAATCCATGCTATGAGGTTATTCGTGGGAATAATGCGTCGTTCAATGAGGCTTTCAAGCGTGTCAGTTATCTGTGCAAGGTGCATTCCAAGGAGTTTGGCAATCACTACCATTGCTTTGGGTGCAGCAGGGTTTAGCCGTGCAGTGAGATCAAGTAGATAAGAAAAAGGCAGTGGCTATTCATCCACTGCCTGTCTTATGCTTTTGAGCTCACTTGTAGTACTTCTGGCACTCCCTGCTTTCATAAGCCTTAGTCAGTACTGCTGTACGCGTAGCGGGCCCATAGCGGTACAGAGGGGCCTCTTCGTCAAATCGCTCGTTGAGCTTTCTTCCGATGTAGTCTGGGCTGGTTGAAGTGGTCAGCTTTTCCATTTCAATGGTCACTTTACTCATCGCTGTTTTGGCCGCAGCATCGGCTCCAAGGAGACTGGCTACCTTTGCGCACCTGAAGGCCTTGTAGACCTTGTCCTCTGCCGAACTACAGCCAGCCAAAAAAACAGTGCAAATCACCACTGATGCCAACAACGCAATCGACAAACACCTACTTCTGTCCGCGATCAACGATGTGCGAGGAATGCTGACAAGCCGGCTCATTGTTTCTTGAAACATTCGCGCCCCACGCTGTTTATCCCGGAAAAGTCTTCACCATCGAATTTGTCCATGACTTTCTTCTGCACCGCTCGAACGTACGGATCGGTGCTGCTACTCATCCAAGCCCATACATCCACCCCTTTTGGAATGCGCCGCTCGGTATCCAGCATCAGAATACAAGCAGTCAAGGCGCTGTCCATCATGTGACGATTTTCACTTTTGCGACTACGGTCACTACCTCCAGCGAACCACTTGGTGTCGCGGTAGTCCAAGACTTCTCGATAGGACTTTCCGAAGCCCTCAATGGAATCACCATCTATCTCTGGCTCGATGGAAAACAGGTAAGAGGGCCAAAACAGCAAGCCTCCCGACAATGCCTGCCCTACGTTACGCCCAGTTCCATCGGTTCGATACCCATTGGCACTGTTCCAGTACACAAATGGGACACACAGTAGCCCCACCAACAGGTATCCACCAATCGCCTTTCCAATCGCCATCTCAAAGACTCCCTCTCAAGATTCAGAACAACCCACTTCGTAATACGGCTTGCGCTTCACTGCTCAGCCCAGCGTCATCGCTTTCCGCCGTCGGCCAGAACGATCAAACCCCAGATGGCCAAGGCCGGTATCAGCCACCAGCCAAACAGGTACATAAAGAAGATCGCGAACAGTACAAGCAGAATCAAATTGGCAATGAACGAGATCATGTGAGCACCCATATGTGAAGCAAACTCCGTAGATGCAAATGTATCAGAAATGCATCCTGATGAGGTGTCAGCCAAGCCTCAACCACCGACCCAACTTCCCGATCCAGACAACCTGCGTGATGTCCTGGCGTACTGGGTACGTCTCAAACGCGTGGAAAAAGGCTGGTCACAAGAACGTCTCGCTCTGGAGTGTGAGTTGGACAGGACCTATGTGTCAGCGGTGGAGCGGTCGCGCTGGAATGTGTCGCTCTCCAATATGGAGCGCCTTGCCCAGGCTTTGGGGGTGGAGGTCTGGACCTTGCTGCGAGCGCCGCAGTCACAAAACTTTGCCTAGGCTTTGAGCCCCGCTATTGGTTGGTGCTCGGACCGGCAGCATATAGCCATGAGCAGCTCCTATCGGTGCAGCCCATGACTGATGTGGTTGATACTTTTAGCAGGTCTGCCGCTACGTTTTTTCCAGCAAATTTTGCTTGATGGACTTCATGATGGAAATCTTCTGCCTCGTGTCTTTGGACGAGCGCACCTCGAAGCAGTTGCGGCCAAATTGGGCTCGTACGACTTGTACTTCTTGAACCGGGGCCATGCGCCCTATTTGCTGCTCGGAAAGCAGTTGCAGAATGCGCTGATGATCTTCTGCGATGAGCGGTGCACCAACTGGATAACTATGCAATATGTCGGTGAAGCAGATCCGTGCTTGATTGATGCTGGCAAAATTTTGATCACCGATATGGACAGGAATGGGACTGGTCATTTACACCTCTGTTGTGAACACCCCAACACGGGGCACGGGTACCACACGCTATGCGAAGCACTCACAACATTTAGCTTTACTGCATCAACAGCACATTAGAGGTGACCCAGTTTTATCCTTTGGTAGGTCACTTCTGGATGGAAATCAAGAGCCCACTGACTGTGATCCCGAGGTCAAGACAGCACCTGCAATTTAGTGCTTACTGCATCCCATGCGCAGGCCCAATTTAAGCGCCGTTGCGGCGTTTTATTGATTTGCATGATGATGGCTGACAAATTGCAGGACTGCAATCCACTTCCGACTTCTACCAGCCATTGATAGGTACCAACCATGTCGTTAAGCGAGCCTAACGATGCGCGGCTGTCAGTTTTGGCAAATAGCACAGTGTGATAGGGTCTGGTGGCATCAGCGATGCTTTTTTCTGCAAAGCCACGCATTTCTAATAGCTGGGTCAATCCCGCTAAAAACATTTGCGGCAAGGTAATGGGTGACAGTGGTCGTGCGCCTTCGTACAAAATAAATGACAGCAATGTCGGCTCGCTCATGAACACCAGTGCTTTTCGATCTCCTAAATCAAAGCGGTTTACAAGCCAATGTCCTAGCGGGGCTTGCGAAGGCTGCGCCTGGTTCAGACTCAGTTTATTCAGACCGAGCGCTTTTTGAACATGTGCGGTGCATTTAAGGTAAAGCAT